GATATTCTTTCATATATTTTTGTTTAGCTGTGAGTTCCATTATATTTCACAAACGCCTCCTGTACAAGCCAATGTTTGCACTCCTTCTACATTATCTGTAGTTTCTACAAGTTTAGTCCAATCAATATTAGGTATTTTAGCTTTTAATTCATTATACTGCTCTTCTGTACACTCTTCATAAGGCGCTTGGCGATATGTACCCCCATCATATGGTAAATATGACACACCACTAATCTGATCGAAGTGATTCCATGTCCATGCACCTACACTCGGCCAATCTTTTTCTTCAACCGATATTGTAACAGAAGGTTTGTGTTCACACCACTCTCTTTGATAAGTTAACCATAATTCTAAGTGGTTAATTGGAGTGACATCTGATCGTGTTAATCCATCTGGCGCTTTTTGAGGGAAGCTGAATACTGTTGTTTGCGTCGGTTTATATACGCAGTCTTCGCTAGGAACGCCTTGTTCCACAAGGAAGGTTGTAAGTGGATCTTTTTTGTCGCCACGTACTCTTCTGATATAGAATTTAGAATGTCTTGGATGGATTCCTGACGCAGAGTCAACAAGTTGAGAGACTGTTCCACTTGGCTTGACGCAGGTAATTGCTGCACTGGTTGGGACTCCAAGTTTTTCTGCCCAGATTTTGTTTGTATCTCTCGCCACATTTCTAAGTTCGTTAAGAATTTCATTTAATTTATCTCCTTGGGTGGTCATTAAAGTATTATCAAATATACCAGTTAATGATACACCAAGCAAGCGTTCTTCTTCAGTATTCTTTTGCCATACTTTTCTTAGGTACGGGAATTTTGTGAACGTTGACTGTATAGTACCCAAAATAGTCGCCAAGATAACTTTGCGTTCAAGTGATTTTTTGGTATCGTCGTGGCGTATAACAACTTCCGTGAGGTTACAAAATTGATACGGACGAAGAATGATTTCGGAACACGGGTTTGTACCGAATTCGAAATTTGGATCTCGATGTCCGAATTTTGATACCGTTTTCTTAGCAGCTTCTCGATTGAAAATACCGCGCTCCCCCGAGTGACTGTTGTAGAGTGAGAGCCATTCCTCCATGAACTTACCAACTGTAGGCGTTTCGTTATATACGGCGGAATTATTCGCAAGCGCGCGATGCGGCGCTGTGTCCCACCAAGGTCCCGCTTTTGCATGTCTAATCCTTTCATCATCTAAGTCTGATAGTGAGATCATAGCAGATCGACGTACGCCACCTACTACAACTACTTCACCAATCTTACACATAATGTCGTGGCACTCTAATGAATTGAGTTTACGACCTTTGGCATGTTTGAATGTTGCTACTACAAAATTAAATAAATCAATTAATGGATCTGGACCAGACGCCCTACCACCAAATGTTTTTAATCGAGCTCCTGCTGGGCGGATTTTTGACATGTCCCATTTTGGGATTTCACCTGCCCATAGATGAGCCAATAATAATCTTAATGCTTTTGCCCAACCTTCTTTTGAATCATGAACGGCGATGGTGTGCTCGGAATCAAATAGAGTGTCCGGCACTTCGGGCAGTTTGTTAATATTACTTGATTCGACAGAGAAACCAACTCCTGTTCCACATAACAAAATAAACATGGCCTCATCAAATGACTTAGGATCATCGACTGGAAGGTACGAACAATTATATACACAGGTGTTATCACGATCAGCGCTCTTTCCTGCCGTCATCATAGCACGCATGGACGGCATAACTTCATGGTTATAAATAGCAAATGTAATTTCTTTTTTTAATTCTTCATCATCTTTAATCACATCTGTGCGACTAAAAATATAATCTACAAATCTTTTGGTTGTTTCTTCCCATGTTTCACGTCTATTCTTTTCATCGATAAAACGCGCGTATCGACTCGCGGCAATGTATTCTCTATATTGATCCATTTAGTATCTTTCCAATAATTATTGCAGCATGTTTCGCTGCATCTTTTTCTGTTATTTTAAAATCGTATTTGCTAGGTGGTGTAAATATTTTGTTAGTATCTTCGTAACGTCCTTCCTTGATGGTGTCCATCCATACAGTTATTTGTGGCTCAAACAGTGCATACATAAGTTTTGTCGGACAAACAAAATCGCATATGACATAATTTTCTTTGGATTGTTTTGCTAGATAATACATTCTAGCGGATTGTCGTAATCGACCATTATCAGAAAAGTCCCAGTCATTAAAGTCTTCCCGAACTCGATCCGCATTAAACCATTTAACAGATTTGTTATGATGTTTTAATTGCTTCATCAAAGCGCGGGCCATTGTTGTTTTGCCCGCGCCAGGAAGACCCATGACTAAGATTTTTTGCATTAGACTGCGAAGTCAGCTGCAGCAGAAGTGCCACCGCCTAATTGATCTCCGTCTTCTAACTTTTGTACGTTATTTAAACCGCACGCAATACCTTTGTTACCTGATGCATTATATGGATACATGGTGACTGAAGCACGACCATAGCAACCACTATAGAACTCTGAAGGATCAATGATCGCATTCATATTAGCATCAACAACGCCTGGTTTTTGTGCTGAGTTTGCATTGATGAAATATGAGTTAGCATATGCTGGATCATCTTTCTCTGCATCACCATCACGTAAACCGCCTTTTAAATTCTTTGGAACTGCACCGCCAAAGAATGCTGCGTTTGTGTTTGCTGCATCTTCAAAAGCTTTTTGAAATTTAGCTACAGTTTCTGTATCAGACTTTGGAATAATCAAAGATACTGAATACTTTGGTGTACCACCTTCAACTGCCGCACTTGGTTGAAACACGTGCGCATATGAAAAACGTACTTTACCTGTAACAATTTTAATTTTATTTGTTGCTGCCATACTATTCTCCTTAACGTAAGAACTAAACTTCAATAGGGGTTAGTTCGTCTACCCTTTCTTTTACAGTATAGTTTATATTCTACACTGATAACTGCTATTATAAACATCAATAATAAACAAAGCAATGGTATTATTAAGAAACACCACATAATAATATTATTAAGCGTCATACATTATCCCATTATTTTCCATTGCTTTTTTAATCGCAAGGGAGTTGACGAAATCCTTCATATATGTTAGGTCATCTAACATATCAGGATCCATCTGAACTAATAGCATAACCTCATAGACGCCATTACGCAACTCATTTATTGCCTCCCACTGACCGCTGTTTGGTAGTGAATCAAAGTCTTTTGTAAATTTGTTGACAAGGCTGTCAGGTACATCAATTAATCTACCAAAGCATTTATATTTCATCACTTAAAGTCATCCGCTGCGTTGGCTGAGTCGCGGACTAATTTAGGCTGTCCCTCAGGGCGTTGAACAAGATCACCCAACCATGCCACAAGTTGTCCCTTGGCTGCTAGCTTTTCTAACGTGGCAATTGATTTCAATTTGACAGGTTCATAGATTGCTGATTCATCTAAACCTTTTTCTAATAGCACCTTGGCTGCAAGCGCTTGGTCTGTAATCTTCCTGTGTGTCACTGAGGTTGACAATTTAAATCCAACAGGTATTTTGTTTTCGTGGACTGCACGATTCAATGCAAAATCTTCCACGTCATTCACCCAAGTTTTTAAGTCTTGTGCTTTGAGTAGTACATTGTTAAGTTCGTCTTCACTTAATAATGGAGGGTCTCTGAAGTCTTGGTTAGCAAGCTCAGTGTTGTAATCAGAACGTGCTCGGCATTGTGCTTTTGCTTTACACCATTGGCACCATTCACCAGGAATAAACTCACCCGCACCCACCCAGGCTTTTTTAGCTTTAGGTTTTACAAAGTAAGTCGCCCAGTCAACAAGTTTATGTACTGTTGTGTGGTCTGTTGTAATGCTGTCTAACCTAGGTTGATGGATGGTATATTTAACCTCGGTGATGTCTGGAAAATCTTCTTTAAACTTACTCCAAGCACCTAATGCATAAAGTCTTAGCTGAGGATTGTCACGTGCACCTACTGGAACACCACGTCCAAATTTAAGGTCAATGATATGTATGGAGTGTTTGTTAAGTATGACAACATCGGCTGTACCAAAACCGTCAGGAACCCAGTCTGAGAAGTCAACTTTTTGTTCGAAGAGTGGTCTGTCGTTGTCACCTATTTGTGATCTAACATAAAGCACGTAATTGTCAACATGGGCTTCAAACTCTTCATCATAATATGGTGTGGCTTTAATGATCTCATACTCACGCTTATATTCTTCTGAAGATATTTGATTAAAATGTAATCTTAACTTTGCTTCTGCCAATGAATGCGCCATCGTGCCTTCTTGTGAGAAGTCAAATGATGATATGCTTTTAGGAGGATCTGGTAAGGTTGCTTCTAGTCTTGCTGAAGGTGTACAAGATAGCCATCGTTTAGATCCAGAGGCTGAGAGGATTGCATGAGCGGTCATATGTATTCTTTCAATTCGTTAAAGTGTACATATACTAATGCAAAAAAATAGGCCCTTTCGGGCCTAATTATTTTTATTTATTTTGGGCAAAACTATTGCTTTAATGCTGAAATTAGGTTAGCAATTTCCTTGTTAAAATCGACGGTCACTTCAGCCTTTAAATCAATCTTTTGTTCGCGTGAGTCTTTGTAATCATCGGGGTATTGACCTCGAAGTGCAATCTCTGCAACGCGTGAATTGAATGCTTTGTTTTCTATGTTGGCAAGCATCATCATTTCCCAGTATGACTGGCCGTATGTGGTTGCTAGATCCATAGTCTCAGCAAAGAATGCATCTTCTTTTTTAAGTTTTGCTGCTGTTGATTTGCTGATACCTATAGCAGCATACATAGATTTTTGAGACGCGCCTTGCTTGCCTAAATCAATAATGATCTTGGCGTGGTCTTCTGTAAACTTAAACTTTTTTGTGGTGGGTTGTGCCATTATTTTACCTTAGCAGTTTTAGCAGACTCTTTAAAAGCTTTTGCAGTAGGTGCGCCTTTAGTTCCTGGCTTTCTCATCTTCTCACCAGATCCTGCAGCAATACGTTTTTGTTTTGCATGGATGTTTGCGTATAGTCCAGGTTTAGTTGCCATATGGTTTTCCTTTATTTATTCTTTCAATGACTGCTTGTTTTTTCTTTTCAGATAAATTGTACCACTCAACGATTTCGTCAACGTGGCGTTTGCATCCTACGCAATACTCTTTATCTAAACGACAAACACCCTTGCAAGGGCTAAGAGTAGACATAGGTTGTCCTATATCTACTAATGCACAAATTACTCTGTTTTCGCCCCATTGTCGGTCTTAACTGACATGCGCTCAATCTCGGCTTTACGAGCACGCATCTCAGCCATAGCCTCATTAATAACGACGCGGGTCACGGCTGCGGCTAATTCTTGGCGCTTTTTCTCAATGTTCTCAGCGTTAGAAAAGCCGCCCTTTTCCATCATCTTATTTAATAGATCGGATGCCATTATGCTGCTGGTGTTTCTTCTGCTGGAGCTGATGTAGTAGAAGCATCTGCTGTTGTAATGATGTCACCATCTACTGGTGTTGCTTCACACGCTGCAAGTAATTCTTTAACTTGTGGATTACCTTGCGCTTGGATTTGTGAAATTAAGTCAGCTGATTTTGTGTAAGCTGTTTCACCTAAGATAGTTAATAGTCTGTTTACGTCGCTAACCTTTAAAGTTAGTGTTAAGTTTGAATTGCTGATATCGCTCATTTATTTCTCCTTTTAT